ATGAGCGAATACGAAAAACATTTTTATTTTAACTTGCGGAGAAACAAAAAAATACGTCTAAAGCAAATTGCAAATCATCTAAATTGTAGTATATCATTACTATCCAGATATGAACGAGAAGATATTTGCATGGATGAACGAAAGATAATTGGCTACAAAAATTTCATACTAAATTTTAACTAAATAAAATCCATAGTATTGGAGGTGGTGATAATGGATTTTTCGCAAGAATTAATTAAAGTGGCAGTATCAAATGGTGTCTTTTGCTTGCTCTTTGTTTGGCTTATGATAAATGAACGCCGGGACAGTAAATCAAGAGAAGATAAATTAGTCCAGCAATTAGAAAATAATACAGAAGCAGTCAAGAGTTTAAGGGATCTGATTCTGTTTAACATAAAATCAAATTCTAAGGAGGGAGAATAACTAATGGAGTTTACCGCTGAACAACAAGCACATATTGACCAAATACTAGCAGATACTAAGGCAAAATGGATTAAGGATGAATTGGAACCAATTCAGGCGCAAGTAGAGCAATATAAACCCAAGGAAAAATCTGACACTGAAAAGGCATTAGAGCAGAAGGAACAAGAATTATGGAATAAGGAAAAATCCCTAATTCTAAAGGAGCACAATCTGCATGAATTTGCAGATTTTTTTAATGCCAATGACACTGAACAATTGAATAAGGACATTGAAAAACTTAATAAGGTTTTAGATGCTAAAAAACTTAATAGTTCTTATATCCCTGACAGTCACAAGCAAACTGATGCTTATACTCAAGCAGAAAAGAACAAAGACACTATTGGCATGATTGATACTAAACTATCTAAAATTTTTAAATAAATTAAAGGAGGATGATTATTTATGATTAAAACTACTACTTTTACTACTAATGAAAACATTAATCTGGCAAAGGAAATCAGTTTGGTGGCTCCAATGGATTGCCCATTTAGCACTCTTCTACTTGGTAGCGGGAAAAGTGAGAATACTACTTCAAAAATCACAAGTTGGAGGGAAAAATCCCTTGACACCACTGAGGATATTTCCCAGGTAGAAGGAAGCGAAACCACTGTATTCCAGGCCAGTGAAAGAGCAGAGAAATCTAACATTTGTGAGATATTCAAGAAAGCGGTAAGCGTTTCTGGAACTGCTTCTGCTTCAGGTATTACAGGTATTAGCAATCTCTTTTCAGAGGAAATTAATGACCGCCTTATTGAAATGAAGGTAAATATTGAAAAGAAGTTAATTTCTGGTACAAAAAATGATGGTTCACTTACTCCCTTTGTAAGAAAAATGGATGGTATTTTAGCATTTGCTTTAGAAGACCAATCTATAACCAATGCAACTACTGGGACTCTTGCTGAAACAGATGTAAAAAATACTGTAAAAACTCTATGGACTGCGGGAATGTCAACAGGCCAATATATCGCAATGGTTAATGCTGACCTAAAGGAAAAAATTGATGCTTTATATGATGGTAAATATTCCTATATTGCTCAGGAATCACTATTTGGTCTAGTGGTTTCTAGCATTGCCACAAACTATGGAACCATTAAACTTGTGCTTAATAGACACTGCCCGAGTGACAAAATGGTTGTATTTGATCCTAACTATCTTAAAATTGCTTATCTCCGTCAACCAGTATTTGAACCACTGGCAAAAACAGGTGATAGTATTTCTGGTCATGTAGTCACTGAACTTACCCTAAAAGTATTAAATCAGAAGGCCATTGCCGTTTTAACTTATGCCTAATTGGTCAAAGTTAGTCAATGTTAGGGCAGGGGAATTATCTCTTGTCCTAACCCCTAAATAAATTAAATTGAAAGGTAGGTGATTAATATGTTAGAAAAATTACTTGAACTTCAGCAACAACTAATAGAATATGACAAATTAGTTAGGCAAGAAATAGCAAATATAAAATTAAACTTAGATGAAATGAGTAAACTATATAACCAAATTACTAATAAATAATAATTGAAAGGGGTTGAATAATGCTTGTAGTCGAAAGTGGTATTAACGGATACCACCTTGAAATGCACCAAAAAACCATTGAAAAACTAAAAAACAATTTAATACAAGATATTTTTTCAATTTATAAAATAGCATATCAATAGACAGCAACATATGCAAAAGTGAAATTAAATATAAAGGAGAAATTTCCTGAATGGGTACATGATACTAAATACTATGATTTAATTTTGAGCAATGATTTAGATTCATTTTTTAGTTGTCAGTTGTTAGAGATGGTCAAGGGATGGAAACCTAATTATTTCAACTATAACTTTTCTGCAATGGGTTTAACCGAATTTGCAGATGGCAATGAAAATATAGGCGTTGACTTTTCCCTTTGCAATAGCAAATGTTTTGATAATCACGTGGTTATGATGAATAGCAATGATGATTACAATTATCAATCAGCCAATTTCAATATCATAGATGAAATCAGCCGAGAAAATTATTTCAGCAAATATTGTGGCAGCACATTATTAACAATATGGTCACTATATGATGTTCCACTTCCTGCCACAGAAGAAGCAAAAATGATTTTATTGTGTATAGATTCAACATTCAAAGGATTTTACAGTGGTTATCCATTGCCTAAAAAAGCAAATAGAAAATATTTAGTTGATTATATGGATTTTCCAGAATTATACGAGTGCCTACAAAGACATAAGCAATATGAATTTTCAAACCTAATTAGCAAATATAATCTTGCCGGAAAGATTAGTTTAAAAAAAGGATTCCTACATACGGATATTGATTTAGAAGCGTTAAGGAAGGTTTTTAATCTTCCTTTTTTGTTGCCCGAAAATAAATTTTACAAGAAGGAAGAATACGAAAATAATGCTATGAGTTTACCTAAAGGAAATTATTCCTGGAGTAAAGATGATATATCAGAGGAAATGTATAGTGTTGCACTAACAAGAAGAGATTATTTAAATTATTCAATTAGAATTGATTAGTTTAACCAGAGGGCACATGTCGTGAGACAGCAGTAAGTCCCTCTTTACATTTTTAAAATATAATGTTATTATAGACATAACTTTGATAATTTAGGAGGATGATTAATTATGCAAGAAAATATTAAAAGAAATCCATATTACATTTATAATCTTTTACAATGTAACTGGCTACTCCAACAAGGATGCTTGCCTGAAGAAGCAGGTAAAGGTATGAAAGGTGATTTATACTTAAAGTTTCCGAGAACGCCTGAAATTGAAGAAAAAATGAGCATATTTAAGCAGGGTAAAGCGATTATAAATAAGGATTAATTGATAGGGGGAAAATGATAACTAATGACAGATACTGGTAAAAGATTAAATCTTAAATGGGTGGCTGAAACAATAGGTGATGAATATAAGAATTGGAGAAAAGGTGATATTGTCCTTCTGAATGCCCAAACAGGCACAGGCAAAACTTGGTTCATAGAAAATGTATTACTTGACTACATTGAGGATTATAAAAATGTATTACTTGTTTCTAATAGGACAAATTTAAAGAGACAAATTAAAAAAGATTTATTGGAAAAATACAACTTAGAAATTCCTGAATCATTGGAAGAATTGGATAAAATAACAAAAATATATAATGTAGTAATTACAAGTTATCATGCCATTCAGGATTCAGAATTAGATAAAGATTATAATGTTGCTGAATTTAAAGGTGATTTAAACTTTTATGATTATATTGTCCTTGATGAAGCACATTATATTCTTTCAGATGGAAGTTTTAATAATAAAACTCGCATAGTCCTTGATGAATTAATTAGGGATTATCACAGACAAACCATAAAAATATTCATTTCTGCTACAATGGATGAAATTAAAAAACCAATTTATAATTATGTAGATAAAATAATTGGCAAGAAACCGAAAATACATAATTATACAACTGGAATTGATTATAGTTATGTTAATACTAATTACTTCAGAGATTTAGACAGTATCATTGCAACCATTAAAAACGATACCACAAATGATAAGTGGTTAGTATTCGTTAGTAAAATAGATGATGCAAAAGAAATTGAAAAAGAATTAGGTCAAGATAAATGTACTATTATTAAATCAGGAACAAAAAGCGAAGAATTAACTTCTATAATTAACAATAGTAAATTTGAAAGCAAAGTATTAATTGCCACAAAAACGCTTGATAATGGAATCAATATCAAAGACGACCAACTCAAAAATATTGTAATTATGGCATGGGATAAAATAACTTTTGTGCAGATGTTGGGCAGAAAAAGAATTGAGATAGAAAACGCTCAACAAATTAATTTATATATAATGACTAGATATAAAAAGAGTTTTTCACAGAAAATAATTAATTACAACAAAAAATTAGATGAAGTTGAATTGTATAAAAATAATGAAAATGAGTTTAATAGAAAATACGACAATGATTTATGGAAAATAGGCAAAAATTTAAACGAATTATTTTATAGAAGTCAGAAAAATGGAAACTGGAAGTTAAATAAAGGTGGATATTATAGATTAATTAAGGACATAAAATTTGCTGCTTATATGGTTAATAAATTTGAAGAAGAAGGCGAATTTGCTTTTATTACTGAACAATTGTCTTGGTTGGAATTAGGGTATACTTTTGATGAAATGAATTTGATAGAAGATGTTGTGCTTAATGAAGACGTTATGAAATTGGAGGATTATTTGGAAAGTATAATTGGCAAAAAATTGTTCGGTGATGAGCAGCAAAAACTATCAGATTTAATTATTGGAGAACTTATAACTGTAAAAAATAAAATAGATTATCGAACCAAAAAAATAAAACCTTCAACATTAGAAAGTATATTACGAGAACAATTAAGTTTACCATACGCAGTATCCAAAAGCACACCAGAAACAAAGGGAGAAATGAGAAATAAAAAATATATAATTATTACAAAAATAGTTGATTTGTAGTTATTAATCTTATTTTGCGTTGGTTTTACTATAAAATTATATTATATTAATTATTTAGTAAAAGTGACGCAATGTATAAAATTATAAAGTAAAAATATTTTCATTTCAGGATTTATTTTATATTTTACCTTTTTGATTGGGGGATGGGGCTTGCCCCATAGACCAATAGAAATAAAATTAAAATAAACGTGGTAAATGAAAATTCAAAGGTTTCTACTCTTACAATTAAAAAACAAAAATAAAAAATATTGAATGACCGCTCCGCAGAGCGGGCATAAATAAAAAATATTAAATTTGCTTGGTGAAGGCGTCCTGAAAGACGCCTGAACTTAGCAAATTTTATTTTTTATCCTGTGTCACAGACAACAAATAAAAATGAAAGGAGCAAGAAAAATGAAAGAAAAACTAATTGAAATAATGGATTTAATTGCAAAATACAATGAAGAAGTAATAGTACGCTTTAAACATATAGAGGAATTAATTGATAAAAATATATTATACATTCAGGATGCAAAAGCGATTATTAACGATTCTTTGAAATAATTATCTATAAAATAAATCATTAAAGGGGTAGGGCTTATTGTCCTGCCCCTTATATATTTGATTGGAGGTAGCAATAATGGGATTTAAATATAGGAACGATTTAGAATACGCATTAAGCCAAGTAAATGATAGACAAAGAAAATATTTTAGATGGAAATTTAATATTCCTTTCGGTGGCAGACCAATGAATCAAAATACCATCGAAGAAATCTGTAAATATTTAGGCGTAAAAAATCCTCAATATTTTGCAGATTGGGAAAAAACAGATGAATATTTAAATTTAGTTAATATTTATCTTAATACAAAAACTGCTAATGATTTACTTGATATATATACTGCCATTTCCGAGAAGGCCAAACAGGGCAATGATAAAGCAATTGATACCCTTTTAAAATTGCAGAAAGAAATCCAGGCCAATATTCGTCAGGCCAAAAGAAAAGAAAAAGAAGTTGCCGATGATGATGGATTGGAATTGTAGGTGATCGGCAATGACTAGACCAGCACGAACGGCTCAGGATAAATTAAAGATTATTAATGCTGATTTTAAATTATGGTGTAAAAATTTTGTTAAGATCATCGACAATAATGGCGATGAAATTCCATTCGTATTAAATGAGCAGCAAGATTATTTTTACCAGAACATGGATAAGTTCAATATAATATCCAAGTCAAGGCAATTGGGATTTACAACCTATTCCCTGGCTTATTGTTTATGGCTTGCTTGCACTAAGGCAAATACAAACTGTCTGATTGTATCGTATAACGTTGAATCAACACAGAGCATATTCGAGAGATTGAAACAAATGTTCGCTTCTATTCCAGATAAATATAAACCTGGAGAACGTAGAAACAACCGAATGGAATTATTCTTGGAAAATAATTCAAGAATAATTGTGAAAACTGCTGGCGTTAAATCACTGGGTAGGGGTATGACGCTTCAATATGTACTTTTGAGCGAATTTGGCTTTTATCAAAATGACCAACAACAGGATTCCTTAGTATCTTTGGAGCAAGCATTAGCAAAAAATAATGACAGTAAAATAGTTATTGAAACTACCTCAAACGGTTACAATTATTACCAGAAATTATTTATGTCTGCCTATAAAGGCAATAGTAAATACAAAGCATTTTTCTTTCCTTGGTTTTCTTCTGCTACTTCAAACCAATTTAAACATGAGATTTCACTGGCAGAAAAATGGTTTAGAGCCAATAACAAAGGCCATAGGATGGAGCCACAACATTTAGAGCGTGATGAAATTCCTCTGAGAGAAAAAGGAATCTCCTTTAAATTATTAATGTGGCGTAGATGGAAACTGGAAGATATTGATATTGAGGATTTCCAACAGGAATACCCTTCCACGCCAGAGGAATCATTCAAGGCCACAAGTCGATCAGTGTTTGATACCATGAAAATTACGGAGAGATTAAATTATATCCTCCCTCCCATTGGCAGGGCTGATATAAATAAAGAATTACCCATTTCCCTTGATTCTTATTTGAACAAGGGATTTTTTATTTACAAGAATGTCAAGGCAAATGAACGCTATTATATTGGCGTTGATACTTCTTCCGGCTCTGGTGGAGATTATTCCGCTGTCAGTGTATTTGATAGCAACGGTGAACAGGTGGCAGCGTTCTTTAATAATAAAATTCCTGTATATAAGTTTGCCCAGGTTGTTTATGACATTGGAATATATTTTCATTATGGTTTTCTGGTTGTAGAAAAAAATTCATTCGGACAATCAGTGATTGAAAAGTTAAGGGTTGAGTATGGCTACTTAAATATGTATAAAATGAAGCAGTTTGATGAGCGTGGCCGGAAAAGGTATAAAATCGGATGGGTGACAACAAGTGTCACAAAGCCAAAATTAATTTCAGATTATAAAGAGCAGTTCGAAATGGATTTAATTTTACTTAATGATAATGAAACCCTGGAAGAAATGAAAATTTTTACTGATTATAACGGAAAAACAGGAAATATTAGGGGTGAAGGTTTCCATGATGATATGGTTATTGCTTCAGCCCTTGCTATACAGGGAATGAAATGTGGTAAATGGTATGTTTAAAGGAGGAATGAAACTTGAATTTACAAGAATATATAAATTTTGTCCATGATGGGAAAGCGGATTGGTTTGTTTCTGAGTGCAACAGTTATTACCATATGAACAGAATTAATAAGGTTGTTGACATTAAGGAGTATCTTTCCGGCAATCACCTAATTAATAATAGGCCAGCAGAACAATGGAATGGAAAGACATTTGAACCCAGGAGAATAGTTTTACAATATGCCAAAACTGTTTTGAATTTTTCTACTTCTTATTTGCTTAAAAATCCTGTAACACTTACAGGTGAAGAATCAGACGTAAAGGTAATGAAGGACGTTTATAAAAAAGGTAAACTACACAGAAGCGATTTAGATATTATGGATAAGATGGTTAAATACGGGGCTGTCTATGAATACCTGTTTATTGATAAAGACGGAAAAATAAAAAGTAAATTGATTGCTCCTGAAGATTCATACCCTGTTTATAATGAGCAAGGGGAAATGATTTGCTTTATTGAGCATTTCACAAGCGTTTTTAATGTAAGTTTCTATAATATTTTTACTGATAGCACAGTCCAGAAATGGACGGATGCCGGAGGGGATTTGAATTTTCTAGGAGAATTTAATAATCCTGGTGGACTTCCTGTTATTTATAAGAATCTGAATGAGTTAGATAATACAGATGGCAGATCAGATTTAGAAGATTTTGTAAATATCATTGATAACATGGAGGATTTAATTAGTAAGTACACTGATAGCATTTATAAATTTCTTAATCCGCTTCCTGTTGTCATTGGTCAGAAATTAAACATTAAAAACAATCAAGGTGAGATACCTACAAATTTAGTTGGTATTGGTTTGAATTTGGACGATGGCTCAGATATGAAATTTGTTCATGGGCAATTGGATTTTGAAAGTTTTGAATCAGTTTGGAAGGTATTAAAGCAAGCATTGTTAGATATAAGTAATACTCCTGCCGTTAGCATGAATAATACTGATATAAGCAATTTGAGCGAGGTTTCAATCAAGTTGCTTTTTTCTTTGGCTGATATTAAGGCAGGATTAAATGAGAGGTACATTAGAGAAGGGTTTGAACAAAGGTTTAAGAAGATAGAGAAGTTGTTAGGGTTACAGGGAATAGAGATTAATTCAGATGATATAGATGTTGTTTTTATTTATTCCAGACCTCTCAACGAATCAGATATAATTGACAACATTAAGACGCTGAAGGAATTAGGGGTAATGAGTTTGCAGACAGCAGTAGAAAACGCTCCGATGATATATGACCCTGTGAATGAGATTGAGAGGTTAAGTAAAGAGAGTGTAAATAAAGGCAATGAGGATATTGTAAATAATCAATTGGAGTAGATTGTTTTTAATGAGAATGATTATCAATTAAGAGTGTAGGAGTTATAGGGGATGGATATTTGGAATGTTAGTTCACCTTTCCGGCGCATGTTACCTTAACTGTTCCAATATAGAACAGTTGTCCATTGGGAGGGGTGCTATATATATCGCAACCAGAACAATTGTTCGCCTTATATCCTCCCCTCCCCACTCTCCCGGTAATGGCCTACTGGCTGAGAGGATACCAAATTATTTGTAATCCTCAATTGGTGGATAATTCACCAATTAAAACTCAACATAAAATTTTTCTTTTGTCATGTTTTAGGAAGTAAATTATTTTCCTCCTATTCATAATTGACATCTTAATCAAGTATTAAGTTGTCAATTTTTACAGGTATAAAATAAAAGAATCCCTTATATTTCAAGGGTTTAGCAGTTTGTATTATGCTTAGTGACAACTTAATTGCTCTATTTTTGCTAAAAATGGCTTAAATTTTGCCCCTATTTGCCGGGCTATTTTCCGGTAATATGTTTGTTCCTAAGTTAAATTTAAATGGCTCACAGCCCCTCTAAAATGGTTTTAATTACTGTTAGAATCCTTAAAAACCATTGATATATAAGGGTTAGTTGGCTATTTATTATTGATTATTACTGATGCTCATTTTTTCCTTATATTATAAGGGTTTGTTGGCATTCATATAAATTGATTAAGTTGACATATATCACAGGGTATAAAATTGTATCCCTAATTAATTTTCGTTGATTGAAAGGCATTTTAGAGCCGTTAGAATTGATTGTGGCGATACCCCAAAAGTTTTTTGGATGGCTCTAGCATACCTAAATTTACACGTTCGGAAAATTTTAAGATTTTTAAGCATTTTTCAATCCTAGATTATGATACAATGGAAACAAAAAAGGTGGTTAAATATGGATATTAATAAAAAATGCCAATTGATTACTCTAAACACATTGATTCATAGTGCCGGAAATGGATATGATTATGAACTTAATATAGAAATTTATACAGAATTAAAAAATGAAATAATTAAAAAGTTGGAATCTATAATTAATCCTATTATTGAGGAATATAAAAAATATGAAAAGCATCTATTCTGCAAAAAATATGGCGTTGACATGGATTATAAAATAGAGGAAAACTTAGATTTATTGGCAAAAAGTATTCAAAGTCATGCTGAAATCAATAAATATGTTACTGTATTAAAAATGGTTGAAGAAAGAATTGATGAATCAAGAAAGAAATTTGATGAATTAAAAAATACTACTACGACTGTTGCAAAATAATTATAAATACAAATACAATAGATAAACCATTAAAACTCGGCTTTGTGTCGGGTTTTTTATTTGGAAGGAGAGATTCACAATGCCATCATATAATTACTTCAGAAAACCGTTCTATGCTAATTTAGAAAAACACAAAACACCAGAGCAAAGACAGCAAGAAGAAAATATAAATCGACAAAAAGCAAAACAAAAACAAGAGCAGGATAAAAACCATTTCCTTGAACGATACAATGATTTTGTAAATACATTCAACGCCTCATATCCAGATATAAAAAATCAATATGCTATAATCAAAGTTATGTTTTTAGATATTAGATTCACATCTATTTTACTGAAAAATTTTAAAACTAAAAAGGAGCAATATATTCATTTCAACTATGATACCAGCCAATGGCATGTTACTAAAAATAATTGTCTTTGGGATAATACTAAATATGAAATACTAGAACCCCTCACTACTAAAGAGCAGATGGATATAATATTGGCAAATTTAGGATAA